AGAAGTGCGGACCCCGAAATTTTGCTAGTGGACGGTGTTGGGATAGGTAAATTTGCCAGTAAAATCATAGTGTTATAAGTTTGAAATGCCGCAATTGATGACACAAAGCGAGTACGCCCGCCACCGCAAAGCCGCCGGCATGAGCGGGGGCACGCCGGCGGCCGTGCTGAAGGCCATCAGGACCGGCCGCATTTCGCTGATCGATGGCAAGATCGACCCAGCGGTCGCTGATGTGCAGTGGAACGCCCACACCCGCAAGCGCGCTGATCTGCATGTTGATCAACCCGCCACGCCGGCCAGCGCCGCGCAAGCTACCCAGGCGGCGCCTTCCAGCTATGCCGACGCCAAGACCCGCAGCGAGGAAGCCACCGCCGCCCTCAAGGAACTGGAGCTTGCCAAGAAAATAGGCACAATCGTAGATAAGGCCGGCGTCGAACGCGCGGCGTACCAGTTCGGGCGCATCCTGCAAAAAACCCTGGTCGATGTGATGCCTAGCAAAGTAGCCATGGAGCTGGCCACCATGTCAGACCCCTGGACGATTGAATGCTACCTGCGGGATAAAGTCCGGGCAGAACTTGCGGCGGTCTCGAAGATGAGTACCGAAGAGGTCGAGATCCATGCTTGAGCATTGGATGACTCAAGCCATGCCCGGCGGTGACTGCTACCGGGCCTCGTTTCAATCCGGCCTGATGCCTGACCCGCCGCTGTGGGTGGATGAATGGGCTGATCAATACATGATGATTCCGCCCGAACTGGGCAGCGCGGAGCCAGGGCGCTACCGCACGGCACGGACACCGTTTGCCCGTGAGGTCATGCGGGCGCTCAGTCCTGAACACCCGGCCCGCGTGGTCGTCGTCAAAGGCGCGAGCCAGTTGCTCAAAACCCAGGTGGGCCTGAATTGGGCATGCGCGATGATTGCGGGCAGCCCCGCGAACATGATCATTTTGCAGCCGACCGACAAGCTGGCCAAGCGGGTTAGTTCGCGGTTCGACAAAACCGCCGCGGCGGTCGGCCCGGTGCGGAACCGATTAGCCGCCAAGAAAAGCCGCGATAACCGCAACACCATCGATACCAAGGAATTCAGGGGCGGAACCCTCTGGATACTCACCGGCCGCTCCGCGTCGAATTTGTCCGAGGCCTCCGCCCGTTACGTCTATGCCGACGAAGTAGACCGCATCTTGCGCGAGCTGAAGGGCGAAGGCGACCCGATCAGCCTGCTGGAAAAACGCCAATCCACGTTTGGCCGCAAAGCGAAGAGCTACTACACCAGCAGCCCCACCGAGGAAGGCTCCAGCCGCATCGATGAACTCTATCGGCAAGGCAATCAGCACAAGCTCTGGGTGCCATGCCCGCATTGCGGCGAATACCAGACGCTCGAATGGGAAAACCTCCACACCGACCCGGAGGCCGGCAAGGCCTGGATGGCCTGCACCCACAACGGCTGCATCATTGAAGAGCACGCAAAACCCTGGATGCTGGAACGCCACGAATGGCGCCCGCAACACAAAGGCGACGGGGCGACCTGGTCATTTGAAATCAGCTACCTCTATGCCCCGCTCGGCTGGGATTCCTGGTGGAAGCTCACCCAGGAACACAAGGACGCCGAAGAGGCCCAGCAAAAAGGCGATGCCGAAAAAATGCAGGTGTTTTGGAATACACGTCTGGCCCGCTGCTGGACCGTGGTCGCCACCCGCGTTAAACCGCAGGAACTCCAGGCCCGGGCCGAAGACTACCGGCGCGGCATTGCCCCGGCGGGCGTCTGCCTGCTGACCGCCGCTTGCGACGTGCAAGGCAACCGCATTGAATGCCAGATGGTCGGCTGGGGCCCCGGCCCGACCGGGTTGGAGGCCTGGCTGATCGATACCCACATGCTGTACGGGGATCCCACGCTGCCCGAGGTCTGGCGCGAACTTGATGACATCCTGAGAACACCGGTTCAGCACGCCACCGGCGCGCTGCTCTATCCGCGCACTGTCTGTATCGATTCCGGCGACGGCGACAGTACCCAAGAGGTCTACGAGTTCGTCCGGCTGCGTAAAGCCCGGTTTTTCGGTGGCCATCGCCAGACCGTGATTGCCGTCAAAGGCGCCTCGACGGCCCGCAAGCCCATCATCGCCGGCCGGCCTGGCAAGGTCGAATACTCCCACAGGGGCAAGCCGATCCATGGCGGCGCCGAGGTCTGGCTGATCGGCACCGACACGGCAAAAGACTGGTTATTCAACAGGCTCGCGCTACCGGGTCAGGTGGCTATCCATACCTCCAAGGATTTCCCCATCGAGGTCTACGAGCAAATGCTATCCGAGGCCAAGGTTACCCGCTGGGAACGCGGCAAAAAAACCCGTCGCTATGAACTGATCAAGCGCGGCAGCCGCAATGAGCAGCTCGACATGCTCGTCTACAACCTCGCCGCTGCGCATCATCTGGGACTACCCACCTACACCGAACAGCGCTGGCTCAAGCTAGCCGGCGAACTCGCCCAGGCCGACCTACTCGCCGCCCTGCCAGACGACCCGGCGCCCACGCCAGCCCCCAGCATGCCGCCGCCCGTGCGCCAACCCCGCCCGCAGCCGCAAGGCTTCGGCTCTGAATCTTGGAACCTTTAACGGAGACCCTATGCACGCGAAACAGGAACAGGAATACAAGGCTGCCGGCTTGCCGGAGTATGACCCGCAAGCCCGGGCCGCGTTTGTCGCGGGGTGGAAGGCCGCACTTCGGTTGGTGCGGGCGGGGACCGAAGTCCCGGCGCATCGGGAGCCGGTAAGCGTGTGCCAGTTGCACCGGAGGCCCACATGAGCGAGCGGGCGCAGCGCTATCAAGTCGGTGGGGATCACTATTCTAAGCACAGGATCCAGAAATGGGCCATCGTCGAGGAATATGAGCTGAACCCATGGGAGGCTGATGTGTTGGCATATCTGCTCCGGCGTAAACCCGGAGTTCCGCGCATCGAGGATCTGAAAAAAGCCAAGCACAATCTGGAATATCTGATTGAGCGGGAAGAACGCAAGGCCGTGGTGGAGCTGCGCGAGCGGCAAATCGGTATTGCCAAAAAATCCTTGGCCGAAGCCCGCGCCAACATCATGACGGCGTATCCACCCACGGCCGAGCAAAAGAGTGACTCCGAAGAAGTGCGGTATTGGGCCAATATGGCCCGCGCGGCGGAAATGGAGGGCCTGGTATGAAATGGCTGATTCGTTGCAGCGCGCTGGGGGTACTGGTCGTATTAGGCGCCGGCTATTTGACCGTCGGCTGTCTAGGGCTGATGGGGGAAGCGTTGAGTTGGGCACTTAACGCCCCAGAGCGGGTACTGGAGAAGCTATCCGCCTGGGGGGAAGCGTTGTGACACAACGGGCTTATATTTTTGCTAATGTCCCGCGCTGCGATGGTGCGGGTGTGGCGCATTGCAGCAATTGCGCGCGGCGGTTGCAAAAGGCGCTGGATGCCTCACAGCCTAGCGTGTGGTTCCCGCAGATGTTTCCGCCCGCGTTTCGGTCGTCTTGTCAGTTCAAGATTCTGGCAAATACGGATGGACCGGTAGGGGATACTCATGGATAAGTGCCCCGATTGCATCACACCCCCGGGAACGCGCTGTGAATCGGCGCCGGGGAATTGCCCGTATGTGAAGGCAGCACAACTGCCTGATGTGGCTGACTGCTGCGAGACGCTTGAAGAGGCTCGGGCGGCCATTCGGCGCATGGTGCGACGCATAGAAGACCTGGAGGACGAGGTCAACGTGCTGAGGCATGAAGTATGAGCCCCGCGACCAAAGTACCCCCGATCAACTTATGGAACATCACCCTGGCGCTGAAGATCATTGTGTCGTGCAAGCTGGCCGAACTGATCCGCCGCAAATGACCAACACGGAAACGCTACCGCTGGAGCGGTCCGGGCGGAATTCCCACGCTGGAGCGTGGGAGCGATCGCGGGCGGGATGTTGGACCGATCAGCCCCGGCCGCACCCGTGGCATGCCGATATCACGGACATGGCCTGCGGCTATGACCACAAGCTGACCGACTCGGCTTGTCTGCATTGCCATCGCCAGCGCCCGGATCAGCCCCATGAACAGATCCCGGCCGCGCCGGGCCTGGAACCCGGTCGCGGGCTAAAGCCCGCGCCTACCGATCACTGACCACTATGCAAATCTCCATTACCCCCAGTCTGACCCAGGCCGAGAAAGCCTTGACCGATCTGGCCAAGCGTAAATTGCCGCGCGCGGTTCTGAATGCGGTCAATGATGTCGCCTTCGATATCCGCGTGGCCACCCAGCAGGAAATGAAGCGGGTCTTCGACCGACCGACGCCGTTTGCGTTGAACATGTTGGAGATCCTCAAGGCCCGGGATGTAACGAATCCGGCCGCGATCATGCAGATTACTGGCGACAACCGCAAGGACAAGACCTTCAAACACCTGTACTTGGGCGGTGTGCGGGAGTGGAAACGCATGGAGGGCGCCTTCTATCGAAAGGGGCTGTTGCCGGCGGGCATGATCATGGTGCCAGCGCGGGATTGCCCGAAAAACGCCAATGGAGACCCCAATCCCGGCTTTATTGTCCAGATGCTGGCGTATTTCCAGGTATTCGGGCAACAGGGCTATACCGCGAACATGACCAAAGCCAGCAAAGAGCGGTTTCTGAAACGGCAAGGCAAGAAGCTGACGGCGATCGGCGCGGGGGTCGAGTATTTCGTGTCGCGCGGGAAGGGCCTGTATTTCGGCAAAAAATCCACCTTGCCCGCCGGCATTTATCGGCGCGTGCGCTTCGCGTCCGGCTCCAGTATTCAGGCCATGTTTTGGTTCGTCCGGCGCGGCCAATACCGCCGCTGGCTGAACCTGGAACAAATCGCCCGCGATACCCACGGGTCGCAATATGAACAACGCCTGGCCAACCGTCTCGCCCGCGCCATCGCCGGCGCGCTGGGGGATGCGAAATGACGACAGAAACGACCCAGTATTTGCAGTGGAAGATCGAAGCCGTCATTCGCCAGTCCGGGTATGTCCGGCCCGAATATGCGGCCGACCTCATGCAGCTCGTCGTGGACGGCCTGCGGGAAGACTTTGGCGGCGAACGGGTCTGGCTGCCGGCGCTGGATAAGAGCGAACGGAACCAGGCCATCGTCAAGGCGTTCACGGGGCGCAATCATTACGAAGTCTGTAGGCAGTTTGGGATTTCGCGGGCCACACTGTACAGAATCATTGCGGCGCCGCTATAAGGTGCCATCAGTTAAACGCTCCAGCGCAAATTGCACGGTATAGGGCGCTGGCAATGCGGTTGCCGCGCCACGCGGCGCCAGATATTGCCTCATGACCCGCTCGGAGATCCCGATCCGCCGCGCCGCTTCGCGCTGGGACAATCCAGCCTTGGCGATCAACTCCCGCAAATACCACGGGTCGGTGTTGTGCTGGGTGGCGTCCGGCTTCATGCGGGTTCCTGTGGCGTCAGGTCTGGTTCCCAAGCCTGGGAATACACATGATCGGCAAACAGTTCAGCCATCCCGGAATTTTGTTTCAGCCGCAACACCTCATCGGCATCCATGCCGAGATTCTTGGCAATCTCCGAGCCGGTCATACCCTTGCCGGTCAGATCGGCCACAATGTTGCTCATCTGGTTAATTTGATGCGTACCGCGCGCACGGTTAAAGCGGATCGTGGCCGCCATCAATTCACTGACCGGCGCGTCCAGGATAACCACCGGCACTTCGCGCATGTGCAGCTCCCGGGCAACAACATGCCGGTGGAACCCATCCACGATCATGTACCGGGTCGGCGATTCCTGAATTACCACGATCGGAAAGCAAAAGCCGGATTTCTTGATGTTGAGTTTCAACAGTTCCAGTTCAGGCCGCGCTACCGCGTTGGGATTCCATGGGTTCGGCACCAGGTAGTCCAGCGGCACCAGCACCGGCATGCGGATCAGGATGTCGTCATTCCCGAACAGGTCTGAATTACAAGTCTTGCCATTTTTCATAAAGCGCCTCGATTTTTTGCTGCATTTTGTTGGAATAGCCAAATCCGTATTTCTTGAATACAAAATCGCGCTTGATGATCGCGCTGGCCAGCGTTTCCCAGGTGATGAAATACTTTTGTGATAGCCCGGTTTCGCGCATCTTGGCCTTGACCTCGGCCCGGCTGTCCTGGATGTATACCGACTTGGAGATGCCTTCCTTCTGTTCGTAATGGTGCCAGTGATACCAGAACACGATCTTGAACTTCTCCTCGAAGATGGCCCGGGCTTCCTCGGGCAGTGAGTTCATCAGCAACTTGGTATAGGCCTCCCAAGTGAGATCGGCCGGCTTACGCACCTTGCCGCTGTTGATGCGGGTGTGGTTGTACATCTTGCCAAAATTGGCGCCCTGCACCCGGTAGACCATGCGGTCCCAGGTACGCGGCTCGATCACGCACCATTGGTTTAGCGTCTTGGACTGCTCCTCGCCAAACGCGAAGCAGGTTCGCTGTTCGTGGGCTGGAATACCCATGCGCCACATGGCGTCATAGACCCGGTTATAGTCCAGCCCCGTGACGGCGTAGTAATGCCAGACGTCGGCGACTTTCCAGTCATGAATCGGCAAACAAATCCAGGTTCGGGGGTCCTTGCCGATGTAGCGGTAAGTGTGCGGGTTCTTCTTGTCCCGGTTCTTCATGCACCGCACATTCATCAGCCTGCCATAGCTTTCGTCGTCGCGCATACCGATGAAATTACAGATATTGCTCGCTCCGGTCTTGTCGCATAGCGCCTCGCCCATGCGCGTGATGGTCCACTCATTCACGGCCCGATTGACGTAATACGGCCGCAGCCAGTCCGGGAGATTGTCCTCATGGATCACATAGGGTCGGTCGGGCATGTCGCGCGCCCAGGGCTGTTCGGTTTTGCCCCAGTAGCGAAAATAACGCTGATAGACGCTGCTGGCATTGTTCTCGATTTCCGGCAGACACAGCCAATACGGGTCTACCTCTGGCCGGTCCATTTCCGCCATGACATAGCGCGATGTCTCCTCGAAGATGATTTCCAGATCGCTGAATACAGACTTGACGGGCAGACGCCCCAACCGCGTGGCAACCTCGATCACCAGATTCAGCAGCACGCCGCTATCCTTGCCACCTGAAAATGACACATAGAAATCGTCGTGAGTCTGGATGGCCTCCTCGATCCGGGTGGTAGCCGCCTGGTAGACGTTCACCGTTTCAGCTCCTTGACGAACCAGGCATAGCGCCCGCGGTGGCTCCTCTCGACAAATCCCAACTTCGCCAGCACCGGTGCGCTCAGCGGCGTGCACAGCGCCTTGATTAGCGGGCAGTCGGTATCCTGCTCGATGACCTTGACGCGCGCTTCGATCAACCGTCGATAAATCCCAGTATGCCGGCACGGTTCGGCGATGAATCCGTAATTCAACAATGCATGCTTGTCGGCATGGCTCAGATCGATGCCACCAAACCCGACCGCCCTATCCTTGATCACCGCCACCGCCCAGACCATTGCCTCATGGTCATACATCCCTTCACCAAGGGATTCCGCCACCTCCCGCGAGGCGAACCAGGGTCCCATCAGCGTCCAGAAATCAGCCCCGTCCTGTCGCGACGTGGTCAGATAAATCGTGCATTGCCCCTGTGGGGTCATGAAATGTTGCAGGGCTTTCATAGTGATTTCACCAGTTCAATGAGTTTTTCCTTGTGCGAGGCCTTGATCTTGTTGACCTCGCGCCGAAAAGAATCCAGCGTGTTTTCCTTTTTGGCCAGCGACCGGCTGATGCGGTCATCGATGCACTTATGCGCATGCAGATCGATATAGGTGACTCGATGCGCTTGACCGATGCGATGGTTCCGATCCTCGGCCTGTAGCCGCTCGGAGTATTTGAAGCTGTTGGCGTAGAACACGGCATAGCGCGCTCGCGTCAGATCCAGTCCATGCCCTCCGGCGCTCTGGGTGGCTACCAAATAGCCCCCGCGTCGGCGCCATTGCTCCAGTTGCTCGTTCCGGTCGCGCTCAGCCAGGCCGCCGTGAAACTGTGCCAAGCGGTCAGCCCCATGGGCTGCCGTAATACTCTCGACAATCTGAGTAACCGCATGCCGGTATTTGGCCCAAATCACTACCGGCTCATCCGGTGGCAAATCGCGCAAAATCGCCATCAACCGGCTTATGCGATGATGCGGCAACAACCGCGTGACGGATTCCGGCGGCGTCCAGAATCCACACACAATCGACTGCAAAGCGGTGAAAAGCCGAAAAATTGGCAATGACGATTGCCAGTCATCGATCACCAGCATCTCATCCAGATAGATGGATTTCGCCAGATCATAAGTCTCGCGTTGCTCTTCACTCAGCCACAGATAGCGCGTATCAAACAGCTTGTCCGGCAGATCAAGACATTCATCCTTGGTCACCTGGTACACATAGGGTTTGATCCTGGCCGCTAGATAGCCGGTATTGTGATCGCGCACGATCATGCCCTTGTGGCGCTCGCTGTATTCCAGGTGATTGCGGGCGAACGAGTAGAACGACAGATACCCCAAAATTTTCGGCGACAAAAACCGCATCTGGCTGTAAAGATCAACCGCGCCCTGACTCAGCGGCGTGCCCGTCAGAATCATGCGGTAGCGCGCCGGGGTGGATAGCACCGTCAATCGCTGTGCTCGCTTGGAGCGGTGGCCCTTGATGTAGCTCGACTCATCCACAATCACGCAAACATCCGACGCCACCAGGCTGGCAAACGTGCAGGCGACCCGGGTGCTGCCGCTGATGGATTCCAGCCCGACAATGACCCAGAACGCCCCGGTGACGGTGCGCTCGGTAGTCCGATCGTCAAACGTGTAAATATCCTCCGGCTGGCAATTCGTATGCTTGAGGATTTCGTAGCGGATGGTCTCCTTGAGCGCTACCGGGCAGCACCACAGCACCCGAGACAATTTGCTTTGCCGCAAACGGATCAGCTCGATCGCCACGCGGGTTTTGCCGGTGCCCATATCCATGAACAAAGCATTGACCCGCGAGGGGAGCAGCTTGGCGACCGCCGCTTGTTGATGCGCCATCAAAGTCGTGCGCGTGTTCCAGTTATGCATCACGCAGATCCTCATCAATACCGGCATCCGGTTCGGTCATAGGCGCCGGCACGCTCAGATCAGCCGCTTTTATTTTCCGCTTGGAGGCGCTGGGTTTTGGTTTGATGTCGGCGATCAGCGCAGCCGCCTGATTGACGCGGGCCTGCTCCACAGCCTCCATGGCGCCGGGAGTCAGCCGAAAATCATAACGGTCGGCAAAGTCCAGAACCTCTTCAAACAGCCCGGGAGGCACTGCCACGAAAGGCTTTTCGTATTGGCTGCCGGCAATCTTCCGCGCCGGTGCGTAATAATCCTCCTCATAGCCCCACCCAATCATGAACCAACCGGGTCGGGTCGATTGCGGATGCCCTCGCGAAACCCACCGGGTATGCCGTGGCTCAAAATCGCCTTCGATAGCCCGCCGTCGCAGTTCATCATCCTGAATAATCACCGGAAAGCCTGCCGCCAATAAGCCATGCGCGGCCTCGATCAAGCGATCCTCGATGATGCCCATGGTCGGGCCGGCGTCGATCCGCCAATACCCCAGATCACACCAGCGATAGCCGCACCCTTTGACGATTTTGCGGAAAACGTCATCCTTGACCGGAAACGCAATGCGCACCTGCTGGCCCACCTGCTTGAATTCAGCGGCAGTAGCCGTTACCGGATGCGCCGGGCGTACAGTCGCCTCGGCCATGGCGTCAGCCACCAGTGAGGGCTTGGCGGCCGGTTCCGTCTGACGGAGGCCGCCCATATACGCACGGGTGCGCGCCATTTGCTCGTCAGCCGACAATTTCAGATATTGACTGCCGCCCAACAGCCAGACGGCAAAAGCGTAGCGCTCATGCCACCAATACTCAGACCGGGTATTGATCCACCAGGACGCCTTGTCCTGACTGCGAATGGCCTCGCCCACCTCGCGCATCAACGCGGCTTGCTCGCCTTCCAAACCCTCCGCGAGCTTTTCAAATCGAGCCAGATTGTCGCGGCGGAGCGTTTCCGCCCAGGCGATTTGTTTTTCCGACCCCTGGAGCACCGGTAAACCAATATGCGCGGCTGTTTCAGCCGCCTGCTGACTGGTTTCGGCGCGTTCTTCTGCGCGCTGCTGGCTCCAGCAGTCATGACAGAGCGCTTCGTTTTGGGTGCGGTATTCGGCGAGCCGATCGGCATCGGCGCGATTGCGACCCACGACGGCTACGGAGTAGCCACAAGCGTGGCAGTTGAAATAAGCCTTGGCCATGATGATCCTCCCTTGCGGTGGTAAATGCCGCGCCCGGCTGGGCTGGCTGACGTAGTATATAGGCGCTACACGCCTAAAGGCAAGTAAAAAGTCTCAAAATACGTCACGAAATGAGACACACGCGCGCCTACCATGCCCCCATGGCCACATCCTCCGAAATGCTCACGGCTGTTCAAGCCGCCTATACCGCCGCCCTGTCCGGGCGCGTGGTCGAGTTCAACGGCCAACGGTTTGAGCCGCATGACATCGACAAGCTCCGGGGCGAGCTGTCGCACTGGGAAACCCGCGTCAAGCAAGAGCAGCAGACCGCCGCTGGTCTGAACTCCTCCGCCCGCTATGCCCTCGCGTCGTTCAATGACTGAAGCGAGCGCCAATCTGCTCGACCGGGCCATTGCCCAACTCTCGCCCGCGTGGGCGCTCAAGCGTGCCACCGCCCGCCGCATCCTCTCCTATTACGAAGCCGCGAAACCGGACAGCCTGCGCAAACAGCGCCGGGAGCCCGGCTCCGGGGATACCGCCGTCCAGCGCGCCGGGTCCATGCTCCGCGAGCAGGCCCGGCACCTGGAACAGAATCACGACTTGGCCAGGGGCGCGCTGGCGACCCTGATCGCCAACATCGTGGGCCCCAACGGCATCGGCATTGAGCCGCAGCCGCGCGGCGCGGGCGGGGAGATCGATGACGACCTAAGCCGGCAAATCCTCAGTCTGTGGCGCGACTGGCAGCAGAAGCCTGAGGTCACCTGGTGCATGGACTGGCCCGCGCTGCAACGGCTGGCCTGCCGGACCTGGCTACGCGATGGCGAAGTCCTGACGCAAATTCTGGAAGGCACGGTGCAGCTTCTGGACCACGGCACGAAAGTACCGTTTAGCCTGGAGCTGATCGAGGCCGATCACCTCCCCTTGGACCTGAATTCGACCAACCCCACCATTACGGCCGGCGTCGAGCGTAATGCCTGGGGCCGCCCGGTCGCGTTCCACGTCTACAAACAACATCCCGGCGATATCGGCCTGACCACGGCCGGCTGGACGCTCGAAACCAAGCGCGTCCCGGCTGCCAATATGCTGCATCTGAAGCTGTCTGATCGCGTGCGGCAAGCGCGTGGCGTGTCCGTATTCGCGGCGGTATTGGCGCGGCTCGACGATATCAAGGATTACGAGGAAAGCGAGCGCATCGCCGCCAAAGTGGCGGCGTCCATGGCGGCGGTCATCAAGAAGGGCACGCCGGACATGTACGAGCCGAACCCCGATGGCACGGCGCGCGACATGAAATTCCGGCCCGGCATGGTGTTTGATGATCTGCTCCCGGGTGAGTCGGTCGAGACCATCGATTCCAAACGCCCGAACCCGCAACTGGAGCCCTTCCGTAACGGCCAGCTTCGCGCGGTCGCGTCCGGTATCGGCTGCACCTATTCATCCCTCTCGAAAAATTACGACGGCACCTACTCCGCCCAGCGCCAGGAACTGGTCGAGGGCTGGGGCCTGTACGGCGTCCTGTCAAGTGAGTTTATCGGGCAATTCGTCCGCCCCGTCTATCAGCGCTTCATTCGGACGGCTGTGGCCGCCGGTCTGTTGCGCGTACCCGCCGGTGTGGACCCGGATAGCCTGGACGACGCGCTATTCCTGCCCCCGCAAATGCCCTGGATCGACCCGCTCAAGGAGGCCTCCGGCTGGGAAAAGCTGGAAGCCAATGGTCATGCTTCGGGCCCGGAAATCATCCGGCGCCGGGGGCAGTCACCGATGGATGTACTCGAACAGGAAGCCCGGTGGCGACGGTTGGCGGAAGAGAAGGGCGTGAGCCTGAGCCTCGGGCAATCCGCGGCAGCGCCTGCGCCTGCCGATGCACCCGAAACTACCACCGCGCCACGGGCGCATAAGAGGACTGCATGAGTTGGTATCACATCCAAGCCGCCGCCGATACCGGCCCGGCTGAATTGTCCATCATGGGCGACATCGGCGAAAGCTGGTTTGGCGAGGAATCCATCACTGCCAAGTCCATCACCGCCGAACTCAAGCCGCTGAGCGGTCGGCCCCTAACCGTGCGCCTGAACAGCTACGGCGGGTCGGTGGCCGATGGCCTGGCCATCTATAACGCGCTCCGCCGGCATGCGCAGTCCGCCCCGGTCACGACGACGGTGGAAGGTGTGGCCATGTCCATCGCCAGCCTGATCGCCATGGCCGGCGACCGGCGCGAAATGGCGGAAAACGCCTTGCTGATGTTGCATGCCCCGTGGGGCCAGACCTCCGGCAATGCCAAAAACATGCGGGACATGGCGGCCGTGCTCGACAAATACGCCGAAGCGATGACCTCGGCCTATACGCGCTCCGCCCTGACGTTCGAAGAAGTCAAGGCGCTGCTGACAGATGGCGAGGACCACTTCTATTCCGCCGCCGAAGCCGAAGCCCATGGCTTCATTACCCACATCACCGGCGAGAGCGCCGCGCCGATTGCGGCCCGCTATCGCCAGAATCGTTTTACCCAGGCCGCCGCGCCTGCCTCTCACACTACGGAGTCCCCTATGACCACCGAAACGAAACCCGCCGCGGCCCACAATCCCCCGGCTGATGATTCCAATATCGTCCAGATCGCCGAAGCCGCCGCGAAGAAAGAGCGCGAGCGCATCGCCGCCCGGGCGGTCGAGATTCGTGCACGCTTCAAGCCGTTCCTGGAGCAACCCGCTGTCGCCGCGCTGCTGGATCAGTGCCTGGACGATGTGGGCCTACCGCTGGAAGACGTATCGGCCAAGCTGTTGGCTGAACTGGGCAAAGATAAAAGCTCCATCCAGGGCAATCCCACGCCCGGTGTGGACGCCGCTGACAAGTTCAGGGCCGGTGTATCCGCCGTGCTGGCTGCCAGGCTGGGGCTGGAACAGGAAGACCGTAGCAATGAGTTCCGCGGCAAATCCCTGACCGACCTCGCCGCGCTGTCGCTGGAAGTCAAGGGCGTCAGCACCAAGGGCATGACCCGCTCGGAAATCTCTGGCCGCGTGCTGGCCTCGCATTCCCGCTCGGATTTCCCGCTCCTGCTGGCCGATGTGGCCAACAAGCAGTTGGTGGCCGCGTATGGCGCCTTCCCCTCGATCTGGGAAAAGATTGCGGCGGTTGGCAGTGTATCTGACTTCAAGACCATTAACCTGGTCAAGCTGGGCTCGTTCTCTTCGCTCTCGCTGAAGCCGGAAGGCGGCGAATACACCCAGGGCACCATGTCCGAGGAACGCGAACAGATCACCGCACGCACCAAGGGCAAGTTCATTCAGTGCACCCGCGAAATGCTGATCAATGACGACCTCGGCGCCTTCGGCCGCATGGCCGCCATGCTGGGCCGCGCGGCGGCCCGCACCGTCAACGCCGATGTCCTTGCCGTCTTGACCGCCAATGGCGCCACGGCGGACGGGTTCAACCTGTTCTCCACTGACCACGCCAACTACACCACCAGCTCCGGCACCGCGATCAGCATCGCCAGCCTGAGCCTGGGGCGCAAGATGATGCGCGTCCTAAAAGACCCGTCTGGCCTGGATTACCTCAACTTGCAGCCGCGTTACCTGTTGACGCCGGTCGGCAAGGAAGACCACGCCCGCGAGGTCACCCTGTCGTCTTACAACACCGACACCACCGCGCAGCTCAAGCGTAACCCGATTCAGGACTGGGCACCGCTCGAAGTTTTGTCTGATCCGATCCTGGACGCTGCATCGACCACGGCCTGGTATCTGATCGCCGATCCGATGGATACCCCGCTGCTGGAGGTCCGCTTCCTGGATGGCCAGCGCGTGCCTTACATCGCCCAGGAAGAAGAATTCCTGACCGACGCGATTCGCTGGAAAGTCCGCCTCGATTACGGGGTCGGCGTCAACGAATGGCGCGCTGGCTACTTGAACACCGGCGCCTGATCACTCACCCCAGACATTTGAGGATTTACACATGAGCACGAATTACAAACAGCCCGGGGATGTGGTCACCTGGACCAACAGCACCGGCTCTGCCGTGTCGTCCGGCGATCCCGTACAGGTCGGGCTCCGCCAGATGGGCGTGGCGCTGGTCGATATCGCCAACGCCGCCACCGGATCGGTGGCGCTCGAAGGCGTTTTCAGCCTGCCCAAAGCGGCCGGCGCGCTGTCCGAGGGTAAGCCCTGCTTCTGGGACGGCACCCAGATCATCGGCGCGCATGTGCCGACGATCGGCACGTACTTTGTCGGCTTCTGCGCCAATGCCGCCGGCTCCTCGGCCGCCACCGTGGATGTCTCGCTGGAGGAATTTTGCTACGAAGGCCCACGGCAACTGACCTTAGCCGCTACCGGCACGCAGACCCTGACCGCGGGGGATTTCCTCTCAGGCAATCTGACCCTGTTGGGCACTGCAACCGCCGCGCATACCGTCAACCTCCCGGCTCTCGCGGGCGTTCCGCATGGCGCGAATCTGCGGCTGAAGAAAATCTCCGGCGGCGCGTATGCCATCACCCTGGACGGCGCCAGCTCCGAAACCATCGGCGGCGGAGCGACCTATGCCTCGGTCGACGCTGACAACGATTTGGCCATTTTTCAAAAAAATGCCATCACCTGGCAGTTGATTGATACCGCACTGGCCTGATGACCTGGACCGCCGCCTTGACCGCCGCGCAAACCGCGATTGACGCCACCTATGGCGAGCCGATCACCGTCGGCTCGACCGTGGGGCGTGGTGTCATCACGCCGGAGAATGGAGCAATGCTGGGTGGCGGCATTGAGATCCGCAACGGCGCGCGCCTGGCCGTGATCGCGGTCGATTTCCCGAGTCTCGCCGTCAACGACAGCGTGACCCGGGGGAGCGACAGCTTTGTCCTAGTCGAGATCGATCCCGCCATTGATGCGGCCGGGTATCGGCATGGACTGATGGCCCGCGCATGATTGACACGATCCTCTCCGCCGTCATCACCCAACTGGGCACGGTCACCGGGCTGACCGGCGGTGTCGTGCTGGGGATGCCGGAGCGGCTGGAATCGCTTAGCGAGACGCCGGTGTGCTGGATTACCTCCGTCGAGGAATCCGGCGACGAAAACACCCGCGCCACGGGCCCCGTGGCCCAACGGCTCTGGGTGCGCATTGAGCTGACGCTGGGCGCCACCGGCGCCGATGCGCTGGGTGATGTGCTGGAGGCCAAGGCGGATGTCCGGGCGGCGCTGCTGGGTTTTGTGGCCGCGACCAACTGCCTCCCAATGGAATCCCGGGGCGGCGCGCTGCTGTTTTCGGACCCCGGCTGGGCGTTGTGGCGGGAAACTTATTTGACTGATTACTACGAGATTGCCTCAGCATGAATATCGAACCTACCGCCGGCATCGGCGGGGCTTATGTGATTGACCCGAAAACCGGGGACCGCGTGCCAGCCGAGCAGGCCGCCGAACCGGCGCAGGCCGTGATTTTTGATAGCGATGATGAC